GCCCCGGGTGGAGCAGGTCATACGTCCCCCCGCTGTAGACGATCATGGGTAGTGCCTGTGGTACTTGTGGACGACCTCCGGGACGAACCCGAACTTCACCCCGTCTGTGACCTGCCTCTCCCACATATCGCCGTCTTCGGGCAGCTTCCGGTCCCAGCACTGGCGGTCGTATCGGTAGCCCAGCGAGCGCCGCCAGAGGTTCGCCCCGTCGCAGAACTGGGAGGCTCCGGGCGGCCAGACGCCGTAGACCTGGTCGGTGAGCTTGCCGTCCTTCCACGTCTCGCTCATTCCGTAGACGTGGTCGGCCCCCGTCTCCTCAGCGCACCGGAGCAGGACCTCGTGATGATCGGGGAGCCATTCGTCATCGTCCCCGAGGACCGCGATCCACTCACCCATGGCGTGGTCGAGGCCGAAGTTCAGCGCGTCCAATCCGAGCAGGCCCCAGCGTTCCTCGGGATCGTCGGGGTACTGCTGGTGAGGGAGGTTCCAGAACCGCACCCGCGGTTCGCGGCGCATGGCCCGGACCGTCCAGCCGTCCGTCCCGTCGCCGATGACGAGGATCTCCTGGTCAGAGACGGTCTGCGCGAAGACCGACGGCAGAGCGCGCTTCGTCAGGAGGCCGTACCGCTGGTAGGTCGGGATGATGACCGAGATCAGGGGACTGTTCATGCCAATCGGACCTGTGCGTAGACCGTTCCGGCCGGATCGTCGGAGTGGCCCAGCCCATCTCGGACGTGCCGGAGTTCGTGGCGGATAACCTCCTTGATCTGCCGGTAGTAGGTCGTCCGATCGACACCCTCAGCCCCGGTTTCCCATGCGGCCTGCCAGACGATGATCGGACCATTGGGAGGAACAAACTGCGCCCAATACGGGAGCCAGATCGTCCCCGTCTCGCTATCAACAACCGAGGCAGCGGGGCTATAGGCGATGACGGGAACGCGCCGAATGTCGCGATATTCGGCCTCCCGGCGCACCTCGCGTTCGGCCCGCGCCACGACGTTAGCAAAGGAGAGATAGGGCAGGATGAGAGGCATCAGTACGGCACCGTCTCGTAGTCGAAAACCGGATCGGGCAACCCCGCGACGTGGTCCTCCTGACCCGTCCACTCCACGACCTTGACCCGGTCGTTGCAGAACGCCCGCATGTTGAGGACGCTGCGCTCGTTGCGTTGCAAGGTCCGGTGCTCAATCCCATAGGTCGCCCGGATCGGCTGGTGTGGGAGGCGTGGCCAGGGCGAGGGGAATCCGCCGTAGGCGAGCCATGCCTTCCGGCCGTCCTTCATGGCGCTGATGTACCAGTGGACCTGCTCGACCTGGAGCTCGGGCAGGGCGCGGAGGAAGTGGACGACCGGCTCCCGCGTATCGGCCATCCGGGCGTGCCAGTTCGTCGCCGTGCGGTCCCCGGTTGGAGTGAACATCGGGACCGTGACGACATCGACCGCCGGACTGTAGGTCCGCAACTCCGCCCGGACGGCCTCGCCGTCACCGCTGGCAATCCAGTCGGTATCGAAGATCGCGACCCACTCGCTGCCCTTCGCGGCCTCGGCATAGGCAAAGCTGCGCTTCTCGACCTGCCCTGCCCATGTCTTGTCCGGGACGTGGACCGTGCAAGCAAGGCCGAGTCTCTTCGCGATCGCGCGGATGGCCCGCGCTTGCGCCGGGGGGCTTGACGCCTTGGCGCCCGGATAGCGGCTGTAGGCCCCATCGACGGCGACGACTCGATCGGCCACCGTCGCGATCCCCCGGATGCACGTCTCCAGATCATCGGGCCGCTCGTCGTACCAGATGAGCGCCGCCGTCACGAGGACCCGCGCCTCGGGGATGACCTCGATGGCGTCTTCCTGCCCCGTCTGCTCTACCCGGAGGGCTCGGGCCGCGTAGAACTTGCGTCGGGCGCGGACCCGCTTCGTATCCCGGAAGAGCGAGCGGTGCTCGACTTCGTAGTACGACCTGAGGTGGCCGACCGACATGGCCGTCTCCCCGTCGGAAGCGAGGACCCATACTCGTTCCCCATCCTGCCAGCCGCTCAGCCACCAGTGGCGGCGCTCGACCCGGAGCCCGGGAATCGCGCGGAAGAGGAGGCGGTATTCGGAGACCGTCCGCGCGCTTGCCTCGTGCCACGGTGTCGAGGCGCTGTCGCGCATCGGGCGGCTCTCGTCGATCGGTGTCGGGTAGGGGGCGCTGATGACCCCGATCTCGGGCAGCATCGCGGCAAGCTCGGCACGGACGGCCTCGCGGTCGGCACGGATGATGTGATCGGCATCCACGATGACGATCCAGTCACTGTTGAGCGCCGCGAGGCTGTAGAGGTGGCTGCGCTTCTCGACCTGCCCGGCCCACAGGCGGTCGGGTGACAGGACGAGACACTCCATCCCGACCTCCTCTGCCGTCCGCCGGATCGCGGCCGCCTGATCGGGCCGGCTCCTGACCGTCGCCCCCGGGAAGTCCCGGTAGGCTCCGTCAAGCGCTACTACCCGGTCCGCGAGGTTCGCCATTCCCCGGACACAGGCTGCGAGATCCTCGGGCGTCTCGTCCCACCACGAGAGGGCGGCGGTGACGATCATCGGCGGAGCCAGTAGACGCCGCCGATCCCCGCCGGCAAACCGCCGAAGCGGGGGTATGGCTCGTCGGTCAGGTCATCGAGGAAGGCGCGGTGCTCCGGCGCCAGCTCGGACGGAGTGTCGCGCCGCATCCCCAGTTCCTCGCGGGCGAAATAGCCGCCTCGGAACTCGACATCGAACCCAGCCCGCGCGCACAGGTCCATGAATTCGTCTGGTGCCCAGACCCGCGAGATCGGGCAGTCGGGACCGTCGGTGCTCCGGCGGAACGCCTCCTCGATCGGCAGGTCAGTATCAATACCCGCGACGGTCTGGCGTTCGTAGGGGACGTAGCGGTGAAACCACAGGCTGTCCCGGTTGTAGACCATGATCCGGGCCTCCCCGCCGCGCCGCAGGACCCGCCGGAACTCCGCCAGGATCTCGGCGGGGTGAGAGACGTGGTGGAGGACGCCCTCGCAGTAGATGAAGTCCACCGAGTTATCCGCGAGCGGGACGGCCGGCGTCGTGTCGGATACGTAACGCAACGAGTAGGGAGCGCCGATCTCGTGGAGGGCGAGCCGCCGCCGGGCGAGATCGAGGGCCGTCGTCGACACGTCCATGCCGATGGCCTCCCGGGCGCGACCGTGGACGAGGAACCCCACGAGATCATTCCCGGGACCACACCCGTAATCGAGGACCGTGTGCTCCGAGTGATCGCCCCAGAGGCCCATGAGCTCGTGGAAGAGCGGGTAGTTCGACGCCCGCCATTCGAGGTAGGCAAGCGATTCGGACGCGGTCGCGAACGGCTCAGAGCGAACGGTGTGCCCGGTCCAGTACCACTGAACGGGATCGGCGACGGGGTTCACGCCCGGAACATCGCGTACCACCACGCCCGGTCCCACGGCTTCGCGGGATCCGGAACGTAGCCGATGCGATCGCCCACGAACGACCGGACCGGCTCGCGCTGCGCCCACAGCACGAGCGGGGCAGGGAAGCCCATCTTGTCGGTGCGATCGATGATCCGATCGGGGACGATGCCCCGGACCCGCTCGCGAAGGTGGCGCTTGCCCACCCGTTCGCGCGGATCGAGAGCGAGGGCATAGTCCACGATCCGCTGATCCATGAACGGAGCCCGGGCCTCGATACCGAAGGCGCCGGTCATCTGATCATCCACCGCCAGGAGGTCAGGCAGCCGGGCGAGGTCGTATGCGAGAGCGTCGGCGAGATCGGTGGGGTAGTCGGTCGGGGGCTGGTAGTGCTCATACCCGACGGGTAGCGGTTCACCCGCCGCGAGGAGGGTCCGGGCGTAGCCGCCGAAGAGCTCATCGCTGCCCTCGCCGGAGAGGGCCACGTCGATGCCCTGCTCTGCGAGGTAGCGGGCGACCATGTACTGGCCGAACGTGCCCATCCCCTGGATCGGTGGCCGGACGAACTCTGCCATCGCGTCGAAGTGCTCGACGAAGTCCTCGGGCACGATCCGGATCTCGTGGTGGATCGGGTGCATCGCGTACCACGCCCACGGCCGCTCATCGAAGCCCGACTCGGGGTAGTAGCCGGTGAACGTCGGCAGGTCGCGCGGCGCGAGACAGGCTACGGTCGAACTGTCGAGGCCACCGGACAGGACGATGCCGACGTTGCCCGAGAGCCGGTCGGCGATCGCGGAACGGATGAGATCGACGAGCATCGTCATCCCTTCAGGTGGCTGTACGTCTCCGTGACCGGGTGAACCTGGTACCACTCGACCGCCTTTGCGATGCCCGTCGATAGCGACGTCTGGGCGCGCCAGCCGAAGGCCGTCTCCGTCCGGGAGGGATCGAGCAGGATCGTCGCCACGTCGTCATAACCTCGGGCGATGCGAATGGGCTCCGGGCGGTCGATTCCCATCGCGGATACGACCGCGTCATACAGATCGCCGATGCTCGTATCCGCACCCGAAGAGACGTGGTAGACACCCCGGCCGGTGCCGGTGGCCTTCACCGCGAGCCACACGAGATCGTCGATGAACACAAAGTCCCGGCGGCTGTCCATGACCGTGCAGGGCTGGTGCTCGGTCAGGCGTTTGTAGAACGTCGGGATCGGACCAGACAGGTTCCGCGGGCCATAGACATTGGCAAGCCGGAACGAGATGTAGTCGAGCCCGCTATCCCGGATGTAGGCCTCGCCCGCCGTCTTCGATACCGCGTAGCTGCCGTGCGGGTCGAGCGGCGCATCGGGCTGCACTGGGCTCACCGGAGCGGAGCCGTAGCACAGCGCGGTCTGGAAGTAGACGAGCCGGGCCTTGGCCGCCTGCGCCGCGCGGATGACCGCCAGCGTGCCGGTGACGTTAGTCCGGGTGTCCCGCTCCCAGTCGTTCCGATCCTTGTATGACGCGGCGCAGTGGTAGACCATGTCGAACGGTCCCATGTCCGCGATCCCCGACACGTCGCCGATGACGAACTCGACCCCCGCCGGGACGTTCGCCAGCCGTCCGGTCGAGAGGTCATCGATGCCGGCGACGGTATGGCGGTGGCTGAGGAGGGCTTCGGCGAGGCGTGAGCCGATGAAGCCCGCGACGCCGGTGATGAGAACCCTCATGCGGCCCGGCCCTTTCGTTTCTTCGGCAGGTGCCCGAGGAGCTTTGGCGTCGTGTGGAGCGCCGCTTCCATCTCCGCGAGGATCGGCCGCCAGTAGCGATCGAAGACCACATCGGCCCGATACTCGGCTGCCTTCGCTACCGCGGCGCTCCGTCGGTCCTGGTCGCCCCTGTGGATATAGGCGTCCTCGAGCGACACGACGATCTCGCCGATGTTCGGCTTCCCAAACATCGCGGCGTGCTTGTCGTCGTAATCGGGCTGGACGGACACGACCCAGCCCGACGGCGTCTTGTGGGCCTTCGGCTGATCCGGTTTCCACGGCTCGCCGACCAGCTCCGGCTGGGCGGTCCAGTTCGACACGATCGCGGGCGTTCCGCACGCCTGCGCCTCGATGACCGGCAGGCCGAACCCCTCGCCCCTGCTGGTGGAGAGGAGGACATCGAACGAGCTGTAGATGGCCGCCATGTCCTCATCGCGGATGCTCGACTTCTTCAGCAGGTACTGGTCAGCCCACGCGACGCGCTTCGGATCGAGCCCGACGACGCTGGCGAGGACCGGCAGGTTGATCCCCTGCCAGCCGGTGTGGAGGGTGTGGAGATAGAGGTAGGCATCGGGATGGCGGTCCATGAATGCCGCCGCGGCCTGGAACATGTCGCCGAAGCCCTTTCGGTCGTACACCGAACCGCCCGAGTTCGCGGCAACGATCCCGATGAGGAACGCATCGGGCGGGCAGTGGATGACCTCGCGGAATGGCAGACCGAACCCCGGTGCGATCTCGGTCGGAGCGAAGACCGGCTCGACCGCGTGCGGGGCGTAGCGGACGGTGAGGCCCGGCTTGCCGCTCTTTCGCAGCGCGTCGGAGGCCTCCATCAGCCGATCCCGGCCGAACTGGCTCATGGCGATCGCGGTGTGATCCGTGAGCCACGGCATCATCGACGGCGGGACGGGGTAGTGATCCACCGGCACCCATCCCGCGACGCGGGGGTTGCCGGTGAACGGATCGGTCACACGGTCCGTGTAGACCCACGGGTCGTACAGGACGATCGTCCAGTCCGCGCCCGAGCGCTCGACATCCTCGCGGACGGAATCGCGCGAGTAGCGGTCGGCCCCGGAGCCCCTGACAAGGGCGCCTTCCCAGGTGCCGTCGCCGCGCGTCCCATCGTTCGCGGAGAACTCCACCTCGACGCCGGCGGACAGGAGGCGCCGCCCGACCTGACGGGTCTGGCTGCCGTAGCCCGAGTGGCTCCACGGGGCGTTGCTCACCCAGAGCAGTTTCACGAATCCCTCCCGGCGATAGAGCGGGGGCCGGGCCGGGCGACGCCGGCCCCCGCTTCAGGTGTGGGCTCAGGTCGTGGCAGAGACGAGGTACCGGAGCGCGGTCGCATCCGGCAGTGCGCCACCTGCGCGGTAGACGGACTTGATCGCGATCTGGTCCGTCGAGAAGCGGAACTGGTCCGACACCGCGACCCGCATCCCGGCCGCCTTGATCGTCCACATCGACGGATCGCCGAAGATGACGGACTTCGTGGCAGACGCGGGGGCGGACAGGTTCGGATCCTCGTAGACCGGGAAGCCGAGCAGGATGTCCGGCTGACCGACCTGGTTCGACGGGCTCCAGAGGTACTGGCCCTGGGTGTCGACGAACTTGCGGGCCTTGGAGATGGCAGCGTTTGCCATGATCCAGGTACCGACCCCACCGATGCGGAACGGCGCGGGCGCCGAGTACGCGAGGGTGATCAGGTCATCGAGGCCGAAGAACGTTGCCGTTCCACCGCCACCGAGGCCGCCAGCGGTGCCGCCGTTCGTCGCGGCAGAGAGGACGGCCGTGGTCTCGGCGGAGCCGAAGGCCATGCCGATGGATCGGCCCTGCTGGCGAGCGAGGAGCGGAAGGAGGCCGACGAGCTCGTCCTGCGCCGACTCGAACGAGACGTACGAGAGGGCCTTGTACGAGATCAGGGTCGCCGTGACGGTGCCGAGGGTCGGCGTGCTCTCCGTGATCGCCGTGCCTTCACCGGGGGTGTAGGTCGTGGGATCGACGGTCAGGTTCGGGAGGATGAGCGGACGGCCGTTGTCACCGTTGATGACGGTGGCAAGCGACGTCCACGGACTGAGCGTCCGGGCGTAGACGGTGACCTGCCGGGAGAAGTCGCTCACGTAGAGCGACGCACTGTCGGAGAAGTCCGCGATGGCGCGGGTCTCGTCGTACGGCAGGAAGATCTCGCCGTTCTGCTCTTCGGCGAACATCGACCGGACGAGCTCGACGATCTGCTCGTTCTCGGACGATCGGGTGGGCTCTGGTGAGCCCGAATCCGAGGAGGTCACGTCGCCAATACGGCTCCGGACCTGCTCGGCGATCGCGGCATCGTCGGTATCCAGCGCCGAGAGCTTGGCGATGCGGGCCTTGCGAACGTCGGCCGAGGCAATGAATGCCTCGAACCGAACATCCTCTTCGGGGGTCGTGCTCCGCTTCTCTTCGGCCGCGAGGTCGAGGATCGCGCGAGCGTCCATCTCATCCTTGACGCGGGCGTCGACCTCGCGCTTGATGTGTTCCTTGTTGTCCATGAGTCGTGCTCCTATCGTGGAGCCCGGCCCTTGACGTGGTGGCGGTGACGTGGAGGCCCCGCGTGGGGCTCCGGCGGTCGCTCCGGCGTATGGCGATGGGCGATTGCTTACCCCGCGAGAGCGACGAGTCGCTCTCGCATGTGGGCCAACTTGGGATTGAGATACGGCTCTTCCACGCGGGTGTGGATGGCCGCCTGGAGAAGTTCGTGTTGCTCGGCCGTCAGCTTCGCGTCAGGCGTCCGGAGGACGTTGAACGCCTCGGCCAGCTTGTCCGGCTCAATATCCGCCTCTTCGGCGAGAGCCCGGACGGCGGCTGGCGTGTCATACCCCGGGAAGGTCACGAGGCTGATCTCCCGGCGGAGCCGGACCTCGTGGAGGTGGTGGACAGGCCCCGTGTAGTCGCCGATGGTCTCGGATGACCAACGGTCGATGACGGCACCCATCCGGAAGCTGATGCCACCAATGTCTCCGCGCTTCACGGCGTCCCGAACGGGCCGTCCCCACTCGTTGTCCGGGAGGTCGGCATTCGCCCGGACCATCCTGCCCTCCTCTGTGAGCCGGAGGGTGCCCGCCTTCGTCCGACCGAGAGGCAAGCTGTTCTCGTTATGCTGGTAGTGGAGAACGATGTCGGGCTGCTCGGCCAGCGACTTTGAAAAGGCGCCGGGGTGGATGACCTCGCGGAACGTCTTGCGGCCAAACCGCTCCAACTGGCTCCGTGCCTGTGCACTGCCGAGGTCGGCCGCCGACAGGAGACGCGAGGGCGTATCGAACAGGGCCATCGGGCCATCCATCGTGAAGCCGTTGCCCTCGGGCTCGATCTGGAACCGGACGTCATCCCAGAGTTCCGATGAGCGGACGTCGTAATCCATTGGGGCGCTCCTTTCAGGCAGCTTCAGCGGGCGGTGGTTCGGTCAAGCCGAGCTTGCCAATCGGGACCATCTGGCTCTGCATGTACAGGTCATCCCCACCCGGAAGAGGTGGCCGGTCTTCAAGCGCGCGGCCCTCGTTGGGGGTCATCTGCCCGGACCGAACGTAGATCTCCTCGGCCTCCGCGCGCGCCTTGGGGTCGCCTCGCGCCACGCCATCGAGGTTGAACTTGAACTGCGCCGTGGCGTCCGGGACGCTCACGGTCTCGGGGACGTGGGTGATCCGCTGGTAGGGCTGCTCGATCCGGATCGCCAACGGCACCACGGCGTACTGCTTCAGGGCTCCGGCCGCGACGTAGGCCGAGGCGTACGATGCCGCGCCGGGCTCCTGGGAACCGGCGAACACCGGCGGGATGCCGTACGGCCGGCACAGATCCTCGACGCTGAGGTGACGGGTGCCGAGCATCTGCGCCTGTTCTGGGGTCGGCGCGAGGCCCGACACGAACTTGGCGCCGCCCGTGAGGACGCCGATGGCGTGGGAGTTTCCGGCCCCCACGTACTTCTTGCGGAGCGACTCGCTCAGTTCCTTCTTCTGGTTGGTATCGAGGGCACCCGGGACCTCGACCCCGAATGACAGCGCCGCGCCCTGCCCGAAGAAGCGAGCCCCGAAATCCTCCGCCGCGATAGCCGCCCCGATCCCTCGCCGGAGAGCTTCCAGCGGAGCGATCCCGCGCAGCTCGCCGGGCAGGCGGATCCACGTCCCATGGAGCATCTCCATCGGTCCGACGGTCCGCATGACCTGCCCCGAAGCATCGAGGATCTCGTAATACGGCGCCCCCCCCGCCTCCTCCTTCACCCGCACGCGCTGGGGATCGAGGACGGTGAGAACCTGCGGATCGAGGACGTAGGGGTAGACGTGGGTGAAGAAGTTCCCATCGAGCAGCAGCGAGGTCGCGACCTGGGCGAAGTGCTCGTTGATCGTCATCGACGGGTCGATGGGCTCGGGCTCGGTCATCCAGCGCGGCTTGTTGCGGAACTCCGGGAACGACTGGCCGCCGATCTTGACGATCAGATCCTTGGGTGCCTGGGCAATGGCCGAGGTCAGGAGGTCCACACACCGCCAGATCGTCGTCAGGGACAGCGCCGCCTGCCGGTTCACCCGTACCCCCGCGGACGTCATCGGCCCGCTGAACATCCAGTCATCGTCGGTGAGCCAGTCCGCCGTGGAGCGGATCTCATCGAACCGCTGCGCGATAACGCCCATCACTCACCCCTCCGGACAGGGACGGCCGTGGCGAGGCCGAGGATCAACGAGACGGAACCCACGACGACCCACGGGCCGGCGGGATTGAGGTAGGCCGAGCCGACCGCGAGGAGGGCCGTCCCGATGAGCAGGAAGGTGCCCTCCATGCCCACCGACTTGGCGAGTCGACCGAGGAGGTTGCGGAGGGCGCGCGTCGCGGCCTTCATAGCGTCACGAACTCCACGGGGGCCACAGCCTCGGCCGTCGTCCCGACCGCGACGGAGTGGACCATCGCGGCGGCGGTCAGGGCATCGATGACCCGGCGGTCCTGCTCGGCCGACTGGCGGGTCTGGGAAGGTCGGTCGAAACGGCTGTCCCCGAAGGGCAGGATGCGTGCCACCGCCTGCAGGGCATGTGAGGACAAACCCGGATCGCCCGCGTGATGGAGCCAGCCGTTCCGGAGGGCCTCCATGAACCGCTCGTAGTCCTCGGCCGCCCACTTGTTCGTCTGGGCTCGGTCGATGACCGTGGCCCCCAGTTCGGATTCGATCCACATCCCGAGCTGCTCGGCCCGACTGGTATCCATGACGACCGTGTGGATCGGGTTCCGGCCGTGAATCTCGGCGAGCGCGTGCTCGACCTTCGCGGGATCGAGGGACGTCCCATCGCGAGGCGGGACGAGCACCGTGGCCGGGCCGAATAGCCGGTACGTGGAATCGCGCATCCAGAACGGGACCATTGCCGTGGTGTCCCACTTCCAGGCCACGTCGAGACCCAGCCAGACGGGCTCGCCCATGGGGATCGGCTCGGCCGTCTTGGCCCGGTTCCACTCCGCCTCCTGGATGGCGACGTTCTGCGAGCGGGTGGGGCGGTTGCAGACGTAGCGGAGCCAATGCTCCATCGTCATCGTGGGCGAGTTGAACTTCTCTTTCAGCATCGGGACGGTGATGCCGGAAAAGGGGTTGGCCGACTTCACCGCGGCAAAGTCGTCGGGCTTGGCGTTCGCGATGAGCGCCCATTCGTGCATCACGACATGCGGCGAGCGAGCGCGGATGAACGATCCCTTGCGGATGACCTCGGTCGCCGTCCGGCGGATGGCGTCACGGGTCAGTTCGAAGTCCGACCCGGGCTCACCGGAGGTCGAGATGGCGACGATCTGCCCGCCACGCTTCGTGATCTTGCCGGCCCACGTCCGGTACAGCGAGAGGTCCCGCTGGCGGTGCGGTTCGTCGATGATCCCGAGCGTCGGGATGACCCCATCGCCTGTCCGATCGTCGGCGGCGAAGACCTGGATCCGCCCGCCTTGGTAGTGGTTGATCCGGCGGTAGCCCTCCAGACAGACGAAGCGCGGCACGTCCGTCTTCCGCTTGCCCTTCGCTTGCTGGATCGCCGAGTGGACGGAGGCATAGAGGCGCTCGGAGCGCAGCACGAACCCCTCGGCCTGGCGGTACATGATCTCGGCCTGCTCGCGGGACGCTGCGGCCACGGGGACCGACGCATGGGGCCGGTGCTCGCAGTGATAGAGCGCGAGGCCGGCGAGCGTCGTCGTCTTGGTGTTCCCCTCAGGGACAATGAGCCAGCACTCGGGGATGCCGGAGAATACGTCTTCGATGAACGCCTCTTGGAACGCCTCAGGGTGCCAGGATTGCCCCGTATCGAGAATGAGATCGGCGGCCCACGCCCGGAAGTGCGGAAGCGTGAACGGCTGCGGTGGGGCCTTGCGCGGGCGCCTGCGCGGCGATGGTTGCGGTGTCACGAATTGCGTAATCACGCAAGTATCTCTCGCGGAGACG